CCATGATATACCAGTGTATTCCTAATCTTTCCTTCACGTTGTATCTCCAACATCTTAGCGTACTTAGCCACGCTAGTCTGGCTGCCTTCTTGTCTTAACTCTAACACACGTTTTATGGGTTGCTTTAAATTGTTGCGTTGCAGCATTTTTTCAACGGTTTCTGCGGTCAAGTCATCTAGTGGTTCTGTTAGATATTGATTTAACCAACCTAGCAATTTAGCCCTCTCAGACGGCTTAAAACCGGTCAAGGAGACGCATTCGTCGTCAATTAATACCTGAGCCTCACCGACTGCTTTTACAGCGTTCTGGAGCTCGTTAGGATCCACTGGCACACCACGGAGGTTAATCCGCTGCGTGAGCTCCCAGATCTGTTGCTCGGCCACAGTAAGGGGGCGTAGCAGGGAGACGATTGCCATCTCAGTTCTAACGTCCTGGGCACAGTACTTAAATAATTGGGAAAGTAATTCTGGGTCATCTTCAAACCCTCCTTTTCTATTTGGTTTACATAACTTCTGAATCAACCTGGCGCCTATGGTGTCTTTTTTATGGTCAGAATCCATAAAGCTGCCGGCCTCATCAAGAGACTGGGGAATATTATTGGCTGCTGCTATGGCCATCGAGTCAATCACCTGCTCTAGTTTTAGTTCCGGCCAGCCGTACTTGGGCACACAGACGCAGTTCCAAATAGCGTACTCAAACATGGCGTTCCATGCTTGGATTTTGCCACCGTTGGCAACATGGTCTAATAATTTAGATAAAAAATGCCCGTAGTGTGGGTTATTAACTTTGTCGGTTACTAACACATTGTCAGGTTGGGTGCCGAACGCAATACACAACACTTCTGTTGTGGGGTCGTTGGCGTAGATGTCTAGGCCTACATCTGGCAGGTTGGCTCTGCTGCGGGTTTCAAAGTCGATGGAATATATCATGCCTATATTAATGCAAAAAAGAGGGGCTCCGAAGAGCCCCAATTCACCACCATGTGAAATAGTTAATTAAATATCCGGTCAATTACCTGTTGCTTTTCGCTATTTGATAAACGCGTCCAAGCTGCAATCTCATCTCTTGTTCTCTGACAACCTTTGCATACGCTAGAGAAGTTGAGCTCGCATTTTCCCACGCATGGACTTGCCACGTCCATGCTAGGTTCCAATTGAGCAGATTGAGTGGAGGGCAATCCCACGGATCAGATCTCACAGACACCCGCCGAGCATGCTAGTTGCTGCGCGCCTTCGACGTTGTCTGTGTTTTCTTTGAACTCTTCCCAGTTGATTTTGGGGAGACTGGCTTTGAGCTCTTGGTAGACTTCTTCGGTGCACTCTTCGTACGGGGCTTGGCGGTAAGTGCCGCCGTCGTACGGGAGGTAGGAAACTCCGCTAATTTCGCTAAAGTTTTTCCACGTCCAGGCGCCGACTTCTGGCCAGTCTTTTTCTTCAACGGAAATGGTAACGGAAGGTTTGTGCTCGCACCAGTGTCTTTGGTACGTGAGCCAAAGTGCAAGGTGATCAATAGGAGTGACGTTGGATCGAGTGATACCGTCGGGAGCTTTGATCGGAAAACTGAAAACCACTGTTTGATCTGGTTTATATACGCATGCTTCATTTGGGACTCCTTGTGAAATTAAGAATTGGGTGAGAGGGTCTTTCTTATCTCCTCTAACTCTTCGTATGTAGAATTTAGAGTGTCGAGGGTGGATTCCAGAAGCACTATCAACGAGCTGGCTGACGGTTCCACTGGGCTTGACGCAAGTAATTGCAGCACTCTTAGGTATTCCAAGCAACTCTGCAAATTCTTCGTTGGCTCGTCTAGCTTCCTCTCGAAGCTCTGTAAGTAAACCATTTAGTTCGTCTCCTTGTTTAACCAAAAGGGAGTTGTCATAGATGCCGGTGAGGGAAACACCCAGTAACCGATCCTCTTCAGTATTTCTCTGCCACACCTTGCGCAGATAGGGGAACTTTGTGAAGGTAGACTGGATGGTACCCAGGATAGAGGCGATGCGCACTTTGCGCAGCAACGTTTCTCTTGTGTCGTCATGTCTTACCACGGCCTCAGTGAGATTACAAAATTGATAAGGTCGAAGAATGATTTCACTACAGGGGTTGGTGCCAAACTCAAAGTTAGGATCACGATGGCCATACTTGGCAACAGTGTTCTTAGCAGCTTCACGATTAAATATCCCACGCTCACCGGAATGAGAATTATAAAGGCTAAGCCATTCTTTCATAAACTTTCCGACTGTAGGAGTTGTGTTATAGACTGCTGAGTTATTGGCAAGTGCTCTGTGGGGAGCGGTTTCCCACCATGGTCCAGCTTTAGCATGACGAATCCTTTCATCATCAAGATCAGACAACGAGATCATTGCAGAGCGACGTACGCCACCGACTACAACCACCTCACCAATTTTGCACATCAAGTCATGGCACTCTAAGCTGTTTAGCTTACGACCTTGTGCGTGTTTAAATATTGCTACAGTAAATTGAAACAAATCAATTAATGGTTGCGGCCCGGAAGCTCTTCCGCCAAATGTTTTGAGTCGTGTTCCGGCAGGACGGACATTGGACACGTCCCACTTCGGAATTTCTCCAGCCCAGAGGTGAGCGAGGAGTAGACGTAATGCTTTTGCCCATCCTTCTTTGGAGTCGTGAACGTTGATAACGTGTTCTGATTCATAAAGTTTCTCCGGCACTTCCGGCAGATGGGATATGTATTTTGATTCCACCGAAAAACCGACACCGGTTCCGCAAAGCAAGATAAACATTGCCTCGTCGAACGACTTAACATCGTCAACAGGCAAATAGCTACAATTATAAACGCAAGTATTATCACGGTCTGCACTCTTTCCAGCCGTCATCATGGCACGCATGGACGGCATCAAATCTAAATTATGGATAGCATCAAAAATTTCATTTTTTAATTCTGTATTGTTTTGTATTGCTGGGGTACGACTAAAAATATAATCTACATATCTGTTAACTGTTTCTGCCCATGTCTCTCTACGCTTTTTCTCGTCTACAAATCGGGCATATCTACTGGCGGCAATGTATTCTTGGTACTGATCCATTTATTGTTCTCTAGGTTATGGTTGATGAAAAAGGGAGGCCGCAGTTTCTACGGACACTCCCTGGCACTACTGATTGAAGGTACTACTTATACTGCGAAGTCTGCTGCTGCTGATGTCGCGCCGCCGAGTGGCTCACCATCTTCCAATTTTTGAACGTTGTTCAAACCGCATGCAATGCCCTTTGAGCCTTGTGCGTTGTATGGATAGAAAGTGATTGAGGCACGGCCATAGCAACCACTGTAAAACTCACTAGGATCGATGATTGGATTCAAGTCCATGTCAACAACGCCAGGCTTTTGTGCTGAGTTGGCATTGATAAAATAGCAGCCAGCGTATGCTGGATCATCTTTCTCTTCGTCGCCATCACGTAAGCCGCCCTTTAAACCTTTAGGGACAGATCCACCAAAGTAAGCTGCAGCAGCCTGCTTTGTCTCTTCAAATGCCTTGTTAATCTTGGCAATTGTTTCTTTGTCTGACTTAGGGATAATTAAAGATACGGAATACTTAGGTGTGCCGCCCTCGACGGATGCCTTGGGTTGGAACACGTTGGCGTAAGAAAAGCGAACCTTACCGGTAACGATTTTTACTTTAGTGGTTTGAGTCATGATATACCTTATTAAACGTTAGAACTGGACTTCAGTAGGGGCCAGCTCGTCTACCCTTTACTATCTATATTAATGCAAAATTACTCAGATATATTTTTCACCATGTGAGATAATTTTTTGCGGTAATAATCGGCAAGTGTTTGTTCTACCTTATTGCGCATTTCATACAGCTGCCTTTGATGCTCACGCTGTTCTTTCTCTTTTGTTTTACTAGGCGTCGTAGAGGATTCCATGTGTCTCCAATGCTTTTTTCATTGCCAGCGCCCGGATAAAATCTGTCATGTACTCAGGCTCTTCCAGGATGTCTGGCTCCATTGCTACCATTTCTACAATCTCGTTGATTGAATCACGCAGCTGACCTTTTTGTTCGAACAGGCATTTGCCTGCTATCCCATCAAAATCCTTTGTAAACATCTCAATCAATATATCAGGCACTTCAAAATTAGAACCGAAACAATCTACCTGCATAGGTGCCTTTCTTATATTTTAAATACCTCCAAAACCAATCCAATATTGCCTACAGCATAGCCGATAAATGAAATACCTAATCCTATCCGGCCATCTACAAAAAATTTAGCTGCAACAACTGAATAAACTACTGCGATACTTCCGATCAGCCAGGCGTTCATTGGAAGTCCTCCTTGGCGCTTTCTTTATCGCGGACCAATTTAGGCTGTCCTTCAGGACGCTGGACCAACTCACCTAACCAGGAAGTAATTTGACCCTTGGGTCCTAGTTTTTCTAACTGGGCCAAAGATTTGAGCTTTGGTGCCTCCCAAATAATTTCCGGGCTCATACCCTTCTCAACCAAAACGGTGGCCGCTAAGGCATGATCTGAGATCTTACGGTGGGTTACTGAGGTCGATAGCTTGTAACCTGGTGGAATGATTTCTTGCTCTACGGCGCGGGTCAGTGCGTACTCTTCAACGTCGTTAACCCAGGTGCGTAAGTTCTGTGCTTTTTCAAGTACTAGACTAATCTCATCGTTGTCTAGTAACGCTGGCGCCTTAAACTCCTGCTTAGCGAGTTCTGTATTGAAGTCAGCACGCGCTCTGCATTGCGCTTTTGCACGACAGAATTGGCACCATTCTCCTGGGAGAAACTCTCCTGCGCCGCTCCACGCTTTCTTTGCTTTTGGTTTGACGTAGTAGTTTGCCCAGTCGAGTAGCTTGACCAGCGAGGTGCCGTCAGTTGAAATGCTGTCCAGGCGAGGCTGATGGATTGTGTATTCGACTTCACGGATGTCCGGATACTCTTCTTTAAACTTTTCAAATGCTCCAAGAGCATAGAGTCTAAGCTGAGTATTGTCCATTGCCGAGACGGGAACGCCTTTGCCAAACTTAAGATCAATGACTCGGATTTTGTGTTTAGCCAGGATGACAACGTCTGCAGTGCCAAAGCCATCCGGCACGTACTCGGAAAAATCAACGCGCTGCTCAAAGAGCGGAACATCCCCCTCACCGATTTGGCTGCGGACATACAGAACGTAATTGTCGACGTTAGCCTCGAAATCGTCATTGTAATAGGGTGATTCTTTAATACTCTTGAGTTCACTTGCATATTCTTCGTATCCAATTTGTCCAAAATGGTGTCTTAATTTAATCTCCGCTAGGGAGTGGGCTGTAGTTCCTTCCTGACTAAAATCAAAGGCGCCTGGGGCGCGTTTTTGTTCCGGGAGGGTTGCCTCTAATCTAGCGCTGGGAGTGCAGGATAGCCATCGTTTGGATCCTGACGCGCTAAGGAGTGCGTGTGCTGTCATCTTATTCTCTTATTCAGTTGTCGTATCTATATTAATGCAAAATCGAAGGAATTTATCCTGAATATTTTTTAATATATTCTTGGGCGGATTGCATTATTTTTATGCTATCTTTAAAGTGCCCCAAACCTGAATTACAGTGTGTGCATAATAAAGAACGGACCTTTCCAGTGACATGATCATGGTCCACGAATGGCACCTTGGTCGGCACAAATGGCAGCTCACAGATAGCACATTGATTATTTTGAGCGGCGCGCAGCTCTTCAAACTGTTCGGGCGTTACACCGTATCGTTTAAATATAAACTGATCTCGTCCAGTTTCCTGGTACCAAATTTTATAGTTCTCAGCCGTGCAGGGTTTGCACCAGACCTGATGACCATCTTTTTGTTTCTTGTGTTTACTAAATTGAGACAACGGCTTTATCTTACCGCACTTAGCGCATGTCTTCATTGATACTCCTAACAGTTAATTGGTGGACTAGCCAGTAGTTAGGTACTGGCAGGGGAGCTACCCGATTCGTCCGTTGATGTTACTACTCTTTAAGTGACTTGATTAAGTCGTCGATCTCTTTTTGGAAGTCGATTGTAATCTCTTGTTTTACTGTTGCCTTGACTTCACGATTGTCTTTGTAATCATCGGGATACTGGCCACGTAATGCAATCTCCGCAACACGGGAATTAAATCCTCTGTTGTCGATATTTGCCAGCATCATATTTTCCCAGTACGCCTGACCATAAGTTGTTGCGAGGTCCATGGTCTCTGCAAACAATGGATCATCTTGTTTCCATTTAGCTGCTGTGCTTTTGCTGATGCCTACAGCGGCATACATAGCTTTTTGGGACGCGCCTAATTTACCCAATTCCAAAATGGTATTCGCCATCTCTTGGGTAAAGTTTTTCTTGTTTGATGGTGCTTTTTTAGCTGCCACACTTCCACCTTTTTAGACTTGCTGCCTTGCGTGTTGGTTTACCATTCTCGTCCTTCATTGGACCTGGCATGCCTGACATGCGTGCACAGAATGATTTTTTACGAGCGCCACCTTCGGGTTGTGGCGCTTTTAAATGGGAGCCAGTTTCGCGGTTATACTTTTCGCGACCTTTGGCTGTTAATCCAGCGCCTTTTGACACTGGTAGTTTTTCGCCACGACCAACGGCCAATGAGACGTTGCCGCCTTTTTTCATGGTCGCTGTCTTTGCTGATTCTTTAAATGCTGCTGCAGTTGGTGCGCCCTTGGCGCCCGGCTTGCGCATCTTCTCGCCGGAGCCTGCCTTAATGCGTTCTTGCTTAGCGTGGATGTTTGCGTATAAACCGGGTTTAGTTGCCATAATTGTAAAGTTAAAAATGGGCGATTGTAAAGTTAACCGCCCACGATTGTAAAGTTTAGAATATTACAGTTGTACCAGTCAAACGTTTAGCGATCTTGCCAAATTCGTTTACTTGAGTCTCGCTGATAAATTTGTTAATTTCAATTGCTTTTTCTACAATTTCTTCAACAGTTGGAAACTTAGGAGCTGTCTCTTCTACCTTCTTGGATGCCTTGTTAAGCACTTCCCAGGCAGCTAGATTAGCCTCGTGTTGTTTAACCAAGATGTCCTTGGCTGTATTAAAAATAGAAAAGCGTAATTCAAATGGGTTCATATAATTCTCCTGTGTATGTGTGTAGTTGCCGTCTTTCCGGCTGTCAGGCTTTCTTATGCCAAACAGAGCGTCTCACGACGAGTCCTATCTATATTAATGCAAAATACCAGGTAAAACCGCCCTAGTCTGGGATGATGATGGTTTTCTTGGGTTTGGATGGTACTTTATCCTGTATTTGCATGGCCTTGTGCAGGTGTGGCATAACATCATTGAGCATCATCTTGGCCATTGCTGCAGCCTTTTCCTGGTGCTCGATCTCTTGTTGCGCTGAGGTCATCTTTGCCTTACGCTCAACCTCGGCGATGATGTTATTGCTGACGCCAGCACGCTTAAGCAGTTGCTTGAGATTCATCTGCTGGTTTCTCCGCTGCATCGTTAAACGCGTTTACTTGTGGTGCGCATTGGTTTTGGATTGCGTTAATGATTCCTGCAACCTGGATATATGGTGCCTGGCCAAGTACGTTCAAGATAGAGTTAATCTCTTTGACACTAAACTGCAGTGACATGATGGCGCTTTCTAATGGGTCTACTTCTTTTACTGGTACATCTACTGTGTCAGTCATTTTTATTTCCTTTCTGTTGTTTACCAAATAATTCTTCTCTTGTTGCTAATTTCTCCGGATCAGTACAGTACTGGTTTAATTCAAATACCCTGCAGTGAATATCTTGCGCATACCAAATGCGCATGTCATGCAACATCTTTAATCCCAACAAGGTATTAGCTACCTCATCTTCTGTCATTGGATTTTCAGCATCGCCATGGTATTTAAAAAACAATTCCAGGTCATCGCTGGTTTGCCACAACAATTGGATAGCTTGTTCTAAGTCACCGGCTGTGTACTTTTTCATTTCATCCTCTTCTTAGCTTTTTTAAGTTCGGCTGTAAAATCTGTACTAAACCATTTACCAACGGTCTCAAGCGCCGGCATCATCTCTTGGTATGCCTTGACATCTTCTTCATGGTATACAACGCCACTCTTTAGCATGGCTTTCATACTGACGTAAGAGTCGGCCAACACGTTAACCACAATTTGATCTGAGAAGTCGTCATCGATTTCAATTATCATATCTGCTGCTCCTTCGATTTTGTTTTAATACATTGTGTTGCTGCCAGTGTTACTTCAGGTTTAAATGGCAGACCTAAAAATTGTTGTTTTAGTTGTGTACATTTTTCTTCTGATACGGGATAGTCACTGACTAAAAAGTCACACTGTTGACCCATACAAAATACTGCAACAAACATAAACGCGTTCATTTTCCGCACTCCAGTCCTAAGTTGCGTGCCTCTTTTAATTCACGCTTTAGTATTTCTCGTTCGATATACCACACCGCTTTTTTGAGATCTTCAACCGCGTCATTTTTTAAGTCAGCGCGCCAAATATATTTGATGGCATTGCCCAGGTTAAAACCCATGTGCTCGGTGATCTGAATGCACTCGATACCCGATGGATGATTGGTGTAATGCTTAGGATGATTTACGGGATCGTGCATCTCTCATCTCCTTCAATTCTTTTTCCATGATGCGTAACTCTTCCATGCTGTCACAAACCCAGATTCCCAGTAGATCTTCAAAGCGGCTAGTGTCGATATCCTCCACACCAGTAATCGTCTCCATAACATATTTGCCCTTGTAGTTGTGCTCAACAATAAAATGACTCATAACTTTAATTCTTTCTTAATAAACTCAATGCCACGTGAGAAGTGATAACGCCAATACTTCTCAGTTACGTTGATGTCCGCATAATTTAAACCGTCTAAGAATGCCTCCAAAATAAATTGCTGCTTTGGTGGCAGTCGTTCTGCTATCAGCCTGCGGATGTCGGCAATATCATCCTCGTCCCAGGGCAACCACCCCTCGATAAAAGAGGGATAGTTTAACTCGGTGCTGTCATCCTTTTCAATCGGATCAATGTCCTCATCTGATAGTCTTGGTGCTACGGCTTTTATTTTTGTGGTCATGGCTATATTAATGCAAAATTAATGAGTCTAGGAGTGCGTCTTGTAAATTTATTTTTCCATCTAATACTTTTACTACTTGTTCATCGATGCTATTAGACACCGTTAGATGATGTATAATAACCGGTTTTTCTTGCCCTTGGCGGTAGATCCTAGCATTCGCTTGGATGTAGTTCTCTGAGCTCCATGGTAGATCGAACCAGACCGTTTGTGCTGTGTCTCCAACGTTGCACTGTAAATTAAGCCCGATGCCGCCGCTCTGCGGGTGGGCAAGCAACATACGAATCTTGCCACTACGCCACGCTTCAATGTTGTCATCGTCCAGCACCACCGCCTCTGGGAACTGAAGACGTAATCTTTGGAGCGAATGCTTGAAATGGTAGAAGACAAGCGTGGGACTTGAAGATTCTTCCATGATCGACTCAAGATATTCCAGTTTAGCGCGGTGTACGTCTTGGACATCTCCTTCTTCAGTATAGACCGCTCCCGATGTGAACTGGAGCAGCTTGTTCGCCAGTGCCGCTGCTGTTGGAGCTGTGATCTTTTCTTTTTTGATATCAACGACCATGTCTTTTCTAAGTTCGTCATATTGGTTCCTTACGTTCTTGTCTATCTCGATTTTGTGATAAAGCGAAGTACAGCTAGGCAGCTGCAAATAATCCTCAGCTTTAAGACTAAAACAAATATCCGCAATCTTATCTTGAATATCTTTATCGGCGCCATTTTTTAGTTTCCATGAGTACACCACACGTGTATGGCGATTAATTTGATCCGGTTGTAAATACTTATCCCTGAACCTGGTCAATGACGTCTCTAAACGCTCTCCCAGGTCCAATATACCCACCTGAGACCAGAGATCGGACATGCCCTGAGGGGTAGGTGTACCAGTGAGGATAATTCGCCTCTGAAAGCCCTTTAAATGCTTCTTAAGGGCCTTAAAACGTTTGGTGCTAGGGTCCTTAAAACGGCTACTCTCGTCAATCACTAAGTTAGTGAACACTAACTTAGGTTGGACGTCACAAAGCCAGGCCACGTTTTCAAGGTTAACTAAATAAATGTCTGCCTCCGAATTTAACCCAGCTAACCTTTGGCTTGGGTTTCCCATCAATTTGGATACTCTCAGGTGTGATAGGTGTTCCCACTTCTTCACCTCCGTGTCCCACACTGTCTCCGCCACCCTCTTGGGCGCGATGATCAATGTCTTGCCCTGGAATTGTTCCGCAATGATGGTGAGCGTTGTCGCTGTCTTTCCCAGCCCAGGTGGCAGAAAAAGTCCCAAGTTGGGGATGGATTTCGCCTTCCCAATCATCTCGATCTGGTAGGGGTGTAAATTGCTGCGTCGTAACATTCTTAATAAATTCCTCTACCTCTTGTTTGGAGTGCAACACGTGCACTGGAAAACCCTGATCACTTAGTTGGGAAAAAACTATCGTCTGCCTTTCCGATATCTTGCCAGTCGAAGTCTTTAGCTCTACCAGGTGGATCTTTTGGTTTATGAATACTATCCGATCCGGGACCCCGGTCACGCTGCTGATCCACTTGTAACTTATTCCCCCGAATTTTTTTACCAATTTCGACAAATGCAGCTCGATCTCTTTTTCCAGCACTTTCACGCTTATCCTCCTCAGTTGCGTAGATGGAAAACACCTGCTTAAAAATATGTTCGCCCAGGTATGAGCGTGACTCATCACCAATCTTAGACTCTTCCTCACCGATGTACTCAAACACGTGAGTGACGGTGTGAGAGACTTCATGGTAGATCACACCCAACCGCTCTAACGCGTCGCATTTTGCCATCTCTTCGTAATTAAACACGATGGCCAACATGGCGTTGGTTGTGCCTTCCTGTTCAATGAAGTGCGACTCTGCCAACCCAACATCTAAGGAGCTATGTTTAGTTGTGATCTTAGAGTCGCGGACCGCTTGCTGGAATGCTGCATCACTAAAACACACCTTGATCTTGATCCCAAAATGGCCGGTGTCTGCGATGTAATATGGCAGTTTAGTGGCGCGTGTTTTTTCTGTTGATCGATTCCAATATCTCTTGCTGCTCTTCAAGCGGCAGTTCGCTGACTGGCGTGGCATCTTCAAATATCTCCCCTGTGGCTACTAGTTCCTGAATGCCCCGTACAAGGGCGTCGTAATCTTCCTGGCTAAGTTCGAGCTCGTCGGCCCAACCCTCTTCAAACTCTACTGTCAACTCTTTTTTCTTTGTCATTTTGTACTCAGTATAATAATGATCAACACAAATATTAATGCAAACTTGCCAAATAAATTTAACCAGTATGCTTTTTTAAGGCGGTCCGGATCATAGATCAAATAAGATTGCAGCCGCAACATGTCTGAATCTTCCTCAATATACTTTGGTGGTTGGTAATAAATACCAATCTTCACCTTGCCGTTATCGTATGGAACCACGGCTCTTACTTGAGTTTCTTTTTGGGTACGCCCTTGGCCTCCCTCAGATCGTGGGAGTGCAACTTTTTTCCCACCTTCTTTGGCACCTCCCCGGCTTTCTCTGCTACCTTCGCTGCCTTCTTGCGATCTGCAAACTCACCGGTAGATAACAAGAACCCGCGCTTGTCCTCTTTCTTTTTGCGTCCGGCTGTTTTCTCAATCTCCTCGTGTGAGTAGGCGATGGATGGTGCTGCGATTACTTTGCCAGAGGGTTCTTTAATTGCTGGTACTTTAACTTCTTTTTTAGTTGCCATTCTGTTTCCTTTCTGCGTGCCATTTGCACAGGTTTTTATAATAAATAATATCTTGCTCAAACTGTTTTATTTTTTCGTCATATATTCGTTGCTGTTCTACAAGGTCTTTGTCTTTTGGTTTGACGTAAAGTCCAATTACAAAGCCGACCATAAAGCCTAATGCAAATTCAATCATTTGTTTATCTTTCCGTCAATATATTTATCTAGCGTTTCGCCACTCGGTATGTCTTCAGCAAGATAGGTTTCTCTACCAGCCGCAAACTCGGTTCTAAGCCACTGGTATCTAGCTGAGTCAACTTTTAATCGCTCAATTTCGGCTATTTGGCTATCAATCAGTTCTTTTACTTTTGGCAGCATGGTATGTACCACCGCTAATTGTGTAACGATTCCTTCATTAGCTATTTCATTTGCGTTCATGTATTTCTCCAATATCTGTCATTAGGGTTGGCCAGCATGCTGGCAATAAGGGCGTCAACGGTGGGGAACCACTGGATGACTTTGAGGCCGTCTGCTTGGTAGATGGTGAAGCTCATCCTATGTACACCGCCTGCGTGTCTCCGTTTTTGTCAAGTTCATGCGCTCCGTAATACCATTCGTCATGGACATTCAAATTGATGTTATTTAACGCAACATCTGTAACTTCATCCACACCGTCTTCATATCCGCTAACAACTACCATGATATCTTGGGGCATTGTTTGTAATACTTCAATCAGTTCTTTAACGTTCATAATCTATTCTCCTATTCCGTGGGCTCGCTCGATGGCACGGGCGAACGCAACAAGCTCATCGGTGCTTGATGAAAATATAGTACTAAACAATATTTTTTGAATCTGTTCTTCAGTCAACGGGCGCTTTTTCATTGGCTTGCTGGCGAGTCGGCTGGCGTCGATGAGTTGCTTGATAACTTCCATCACCTTGAAGGCGTTGTAGTCGGAGCTGGTTGTCTTCAAGCCTAATACGTCACCGATGCGCAGCACTTCTTCAGTCAGTTTGGTTCTTTCGTTCTCTGCTAGTGCCTCATACACTTCTTGGTCGTATTTCATTTTAGCTCCTCTATTCCGTGGGCTCGCTCGATGGCGCGGGCGTATGTGTAAGCTATATGGCCAATATTGCCGCCTTCCCATAGACTTTTCCAAATATCATGTATTTGTTCTTCAGTCAAGGGGGTACGTTGCGCATCTTGCCGGTCTTGTGTGGTGAAGGTGGTCATTTTTGTACCATCCATTCAATTTTTAAATTACCGATACGAACCCAACAATATCCACCACCAATATTATAAGTTATAAAACCTTTGAGCTTAATCATTTTTTTTGTGCCTTTCTTAGTGTACAAAAACTGTTAATTTCATACACTTTGTAACCGAATCAAACCTTGTAGTATTTACAAATTCTTTTACTTTTAGACATTCTGCTTCTGTTGTAAAAGGCATTGAATATGTTGGTACTGGTGTACCTATATTAGAAATTAAAAACCATGCAATTAAAGTGTTCATTCTTGTGCCTTTCTTAGTATTGCT